ACTGCGTTATGAACCCGGCGTTACTTACATCCTATGCGCTTGCGACAAAAGTCCCCGCTCATTCATGGCGGACTGGACTCCAAGAGAAGTTGTAAGACATTGGAATTCAACTGGTTATATTTCTTTGAAAAAAAGATATTGACCGATAAGCATTCTTGCTGTCTCGTATCCACATCTGGTCACAATTCCAGACAACCAATAGAACCAACAATGAACCTAGAACATACAACCGCAGGGCTACAAAAAGCCCTATCCAAAGCACAGAGTGAAGTCGAGAACGCAACCAAGGGTAGCGTCAACCCGCACTTCAAAAACCGCTACGCAGACTTGGCCGAGGTGCTTAACACCGTCCGCCCAGTATTTGCCGCCAATGGCTTGTCGATCATCCAAAGCACTGCTTATGACGGATCGCTTGTCAGCGTAACCACAACCATCCTCCACTCCGAGGGTGGACATATAAGCAGCACAGCATCCTGCGTTCCAGCAAAAGCGGACGCGCAAGGTGTTGGGGCTAGTACCACCTACCTTCGTCGCTACGCCCTCGCAGCCATGACTGGCATCGCACAGGAGGACGATGACGGACAATCCGCGGCTCACACCCGTACCGCGGCTCCAGCGACCAAGGAAGACATCTCCAGCCTCAAGACCCGTATGGAGGGGCTTGGAGTGGACGAGGAGGCGTTTCTGAAGTACTTGGCAGTCAAGTCCCTGTCAGAGATCACCAAGCCCGTGCTGACCAAGGCTAACGCATCGCTGGATGCCAAGGCTAAAAAGCTGGGAGGTGCAGCATGAGCAAAATAATTCACGGGTTGGGCGAGGAGTATTACACCCGCACAGCAACACCCAGAGACCTATCAGGCCCAGTATCCAAGTCCCTGCTCTGGGAATTCAATGCGAGTCCATATAGGTGGTACAATAAAAGCCGCGAAAAGGAAACCACCCCCGCCATGCGGACTGGCACGCTGTACCATGTGGCATGCTTGGAGCCTCACAAGCTTGAAGAGCAATACATTATCTCGCCTTACTCCGACTTTCGCACCAAGGAGGCCAGAGAGTGGAGAGACAGCATGACTGGCATTCAGGTCATCACTGCTGACGAGTACATCCGAGCCGAGAGTGCCGGGTATGCGTTCCGCAAGAACCCAGCAATCGAACATCTTCCAGACTACCAGACTGAAGTAGCGGTTTTCGCGGAGGTGTTTGGCACACCTTGCAAGTGCATGATCGACCTAGTTCCTAGCGAGGGATTGTCTCTGATTGATCTCAAGACCACCCAGAGCATCGAGAGTCTCGACCAGTTAACATCGCTCGTCATAAACCGAGGATACCACTGGCAGGCTGCGATGTACATCGACCTCTGGAACCTAGCCTCTGGAGAGAACCGCAACGAGTTCATCATCGTCTTTATGGCAGTAGACCGTCCTTTCGAGATGGCAACCGTCCTGCTCGACGAGGACTTCATCCGACTGGGCCGCGAGGGTTACATGCAAGCCTTGGCTAAATGGAACCAGTGCGTACAAACCAAACACTTCCCGCCAGCGATTGACGGGCTACAAACAATCTCCCCCCCAAAATGGGCATTAAAACAAAAGTAAACCATGAGCTACGACAACACAAATACGGGCATTCTGTTCAAGAACGATGTGGGTGACAACCCCAAGCGTCCTGCATACAAGGGCAAAATCGACATCGAAGGCAAGGAATATCAACTTGCTGGCTGGCTCCGCGAGGGCAAGAGCGGCAAGTTCATCTCGCTGAAGGTTGACGACAAGGCTGCGGCTAAACCTGCGGCAACAGAAGAGACCGACGAGATCCCCTTCTGATTCCCATGCATGAGTGGTGACATGCGTACTTCATCCCTTGGCCCGAGGGTTCATCACAGGGCAAATCACTTTCATGAGACTTATCAAACGCACGCTAAATTTTGGCGCAAAAACCAAGGTCAAAAACCCCGATATCATCCGAGAGGAGAAGGATTTGAGGTACGGAACACCTGTCTATAATTCGACGCAAATCAAGGGTGATTTCTACCGGGTCATTCCAGCCAACGCAAAAGAAGTAGCATACCTTCGCAACCTAGAGCATCGGGTTGACAAGTTCGCCCCGGCTAGAGGAAACGGAATCATCGTCCGCTGCTCCGCCATTGACGCTGTAGCCAACCACGCATAACAATCACCACCAGTGTGCAGGTGGGTTCTGTCCCTTGGCCCGAGGGTTGCACATAGGGCAAACACTTTCCAATGACCGTAACACATGTCAACGACCTCACCACCGAAGAACTATGCGCCGAACTTGACCGCAGGATGTCGAGTAATAAAGCGTATCGTACCATCAACATTGTTGCGGATATTTTTGGCGTACACCCAAGTCAGATATTCGCCTATGATAAGCAGGTTGCTCCATCGCAGGCTAGGACGCTCGCAATGGCACTCGTCAGCGAACACCACACGCTCGCAGAAACTGCCCGTATCTTTCAACGCAAGGATCACACTACTATCATCTCCGCTAAGCACCGGGCAGACATGCTCACTAGGGAGCATGAGTCATTCCGCACCAAGGCTAAATTTGTCCTGCAACGCCTAAAAGCATGAAGACCTCACCCACCCAGCTAACCCTCAAGGAGCTACGCAAGGCCACAGACTGCGTGCAGGTGGTCGAACATTGGTGTCAGTTCTCCCGCCGCAGGAAAGACCTATTCGGCTTCGTGGATGTGCTGGCATGCGCTGGGGAGGAAACCATTGCCGTCCAGACCACCTCATGGAACAATGTGTCAGCTAGGGCAAAGAAGATGTTCGAGTCACCATACCTAGACTGCCTCCGCCGAGCAGGGTGGAAGGTGCTGATCCACGGCTGGAAAAAGAACGAGAAGACCAACCGCTACGAACTAAAAGTCCTAGACCTATCATGATTATAGACCACATGACAGCTGCTGACAGGGTTGAGTACTTGGAAAACCTGCTCAAAGTTTCGCAAACTACGCTTGAGTCCGTGACAGAGCAACGAGACTTCTGGAAGGCCGAGGCGGAACGCTGGAGGGAACTGGCGGACGAAAACTTCCAAGTGACGGCATGGAAACAACTCATCGAGCAGGAAAGGAATAGAATGCGAGGACTATGAAAACCATTGACCAACTCATCTACGATATACAATACCAGTTCCCGCTTTGGCCAAGCACCTATAGCACATGCCAGCGTGACGGGTGCGAGAAGGCAGCGAGAGGTGGCAGGGTTTGCTTGGACTGCCTAGAAGATGATCTAGCATCCCTAACAAACAAGCATGACGCAGGAGAGTTTGTTGACGCATGCGAACACCTATCACGAATCAAACACCGCTTGATAAATGCATAACGACATCGCATACTTTTTGGTTATTGCAATGGTGGCTGCATTATTGTTAATGCCACCTAACAACAACACGCATGCCTAGGTTTGTCCGAAACCCAACACTAGCCGAAGATGGTCTCCCGCAGGAGATGTACCTAGATGTCCGCCGCGCATGCGAGCGATGGTTGCTAGCCAATGACCCTTTCTACGCTGACGAGAATAACTATAAAACATGGAACAAACGACATGAACAAACAAGCACTACTGAAGGTACACACGGAAACATGCAAGCAAGCCCTTGCAATCATGGATGTGAAAAACAATGACTACTCTGGAGGCGAGTCTGCGCATGATGCGCTTGCTAACTTCAAGGCTAGTGAGTCACTAGGACTGCACCCGATCACTGGGCTGCTACTACGCATGCAGGACAAGCTGCAGCGACTGAAATCATTTGCTAACGATGGCAAGCTTGCTGTGCCTAACGAGTCTGCGGAGGATGCCTGCTTGGATCTGGTCAACTACGCCATCCTAGCCAAGGCACTGATCATCGATGAGCGTGGATTTGCCTCCGAGCCTGTCCCGGAACCATCGAAATTACCCGATTACCCCGGTCTGGACGACGAATTAGAGTAGGAAAATTCCTAGTGTTTAAGCGGGTTGCAGGGTGTTGTGGAATTATTTTCACCTCACCCTCTTTTTTCTGTTGAGTTTATTACGGACATGTGGTTTCTTTCTTTTGTCGCCGCGAGCGACACCCAACCAGAACCAAACAACATGAACAAACCGTCCACCCTGCCATTTTTCTTTTCAACAGTTCAAATCCCATCTGTCGCAAGATGGGCATTTGATAAAATCAATGAACATCAACCGCACTCCTTGGTTGTCGATGGTCGCAAAGTAAATGTTCGCTGCTGGATGTTTGAAGGAAAGATGCCGCATCGTCCGGAAGCATTCAATGCTCAATGGAACTTGATTGAAGGTCGCCAATATGTTTGCCGTGTATCAAATCATAACGGGCAATATCGCGGACAGAAAGCAACAACATTGATAAGTTTTACGGAATTTTCATCAGTCGATGGATTGCCATTGCCTGCCTAACCAACCCCGCCGGGTTCCATCCCCGGCACAACCAACCAGAACCATGAAAGCACTAATCCTCCTCACCCAAATAATCGCCTGCTGCGCACTAGGTGCAGCGTTCGTTGGGGCCGCTATCCTCCTCGCAACATTAACACATAGCTACTAACCAACAAACAACCATGAAATCGTACAAGCTAGAAAACAACAACACACTTGGATATCTCGAACAGCATCCACTACCACTCCCGATCATCCCACCACCCCGCCGCCAGCGTTATGTGCGCTGGGATCGCATCGCAATCATCGCCGCAGTCATTGCATGGTGGGTTGCTCTGGGCTGGGCCTACCTGCAATGGAAGGGAGGTCAGCCATGAGTATAGAAGAAAGAAATCAAGATTACGGTCAAACGCTTGGCCGCATTAGCACAATGATACCATGTGAGTTTTTCCAGACCACGGAATCCACCACTGAAGATGCGGTAGCTTTACTGCTTGAAAGATATTACTCCGAGATGGCCACGAAACTTTGGGAGCTAAACGAAGAAAGGAGCAGCCATGAGCGCAGGCAAGGGTGACTCACCGCGCCCGGTCAACGCCGAGGTGTACGGGCAAAACTACGAGGACATTTTCCGCAAGGACAAACCACAACCAACACCACAACCAACACCACCATGCAATACGACCGAAAAATAAAGATTGAGATCCTCAACGAGGGATCACGAATGGAATTTGTGTTTTCACGCGATGCGCCTCTGGATGAAATGATCACCATCTTCCGAACGCTCATGACCTACATGTCATGGCATCCAGACATCGTGGAAAGCATGTTCCAGCGCGAGTTCATCGAAGACCATAGCATTTAACAGAACCATGAACACAGAACACAACGAATGCCCTACCTGTAAGCAGGACTGGGTAGCACCGGACTACGAGTGCGGATGCTGCGGCAACCCAGCGTCAGAACACATCAGCGTCACTAGCCTGTGCCGAATCCTGCGGGAGACGCAGCAACGGGAGCATGCGCTGATCGTAGAGACCAAGCGACTGAAGGCGGAACTTGAGGAGAAGGAATTGTACATCCAGCGTGTCATCACTTGGCCGCACGATGCAGATCCATTCTGCTCGCCAGACCACGACAACGACTCACATACTTACCCATGACCCAACCAATCCGGTGGCGCATTTGCGTGACCTGCGGGCTTCCGAAAGCACTCTCCGAATTCCGCTCGTCACCAAGCTGCCACAAATGCCATGAACGACCAACCAATCACCGCCAGAGGACTCATCCTAGCCTGTCTGAAAGAAGCGTACTTCCGCAGACTCAAGAGGGAGAAGCTAGGATCGACACCGAGACTCACGCAGGAATTGAACCTGCTTGAGCTAGCCATACAAGACATCGCAGAACAAATCTATGAATCAGAACAAGGCCAAAGTGGGTCGTAAGCCACTACCCGTTGGTGAACACCGCATCGCCTCCAGCATCACCATGTCACCAGAGGCATGGGCAATCCTCGACCGCATCTGCGTGGAGCATTTCCGAGGAGAGAAGAAGACACGCAGCCGGGCAGTCGAGCATTTCGTTCGCAACTGCGAGAAGTACCTGTACCTGTACGAGGCATGAGCATCCACTACATATCACAGGCATGGAAGACACCCGTAGCCGATGCCAAGGCTAAGCTTGTCCTGCTGAAGCTCGCCGATAATGCGAACGATCAGGGTGTGGCTTGGCCCCACATTGAGACCATCGCAGCCGAGACAGGGTTGTCGAGGAGCAGTGTGTTCAAGGCATTGAATGAGCTTGAGGAGAGTGGCATTATTGAGCGTCATCGTGGACGGAACGAGGTCACCTACACAATCCAGAAGTCCAGACTGGAGACCTCTAGAAGTCCAGACTGGAGACCTCTAGAAGTCCAGACTGGAGACCTGCCCTATATTAAAGAACCGTCAATAGAACATATAGGGACAACAAACAATCCAGAGACACCACAGAAGAGGTTCCAAAAACCATCCGTGGCGGATGTTCTAGCCTACGGCTCCAGCCTCGCCCCAAAGTTCCTCAAGGCCCAACAATTCATTGACTACTACGAGTCAAAAGGCTGGGTTGTGGGCAAGGCTCCGATGAAGTGCTGGAAGTCAGCAGTTAGGACATGGCAGGCCCGTGACAAGCAAACCACCAAACCACAAACCTCCGACCAGTTCGGAATCTAACCAGAACCATGAACACAGAACAAACCATCCCATCCGCCCACGCTTCCGAGAAGGCAGTCATCTCGTCCGTCCTCAAGGACGCAAACCTGCTCAAGCGTGCAGCCGCAGACGGCATCACCGCAGATTCATTCCACCACCCAGACACTAGGACACTCTGGGAAGCCTGCCGCGAGCTTCCAGCCAGCGACAATAACCAGTACGACCTTATCTCGCTCATCCAGCACCTAAACGAGGCTGGGAAGCTTGATCGCATCGGCGGCCCCGGTCAAGTGGTCGAGTGCTACAATTACGCGCCCACACCCGCAGGCTGGACGCAGTGGGTCTCGACGCTCAAGGAATACCAAGCACGCAGGCTTGCCCAGCAGGCCGCGAGGCAGATTGCCGATGCCGAGGATGCCACTAGTGCTATCGACTCGTTCCGTACCACACTACAGAGCCTCCAGCAGGTGGTGAGTGGCAAGCAACGCAGCATAGACGCAGAGAAGGCATCCAAGCAGTTCATCACCAACATGCTCAAGGACTACAATTCGGGTGGGTTGCCCGGCATGTCCACGGGCATCGCAGAGCTAGACGAGATCTGCGGCGGCATGAGACCGGGTGAATTCTGGGTCATTGCAGGCAAGCCATCCAGAGGCAAGTCAGTCCTCATGCTCCAGATCGCCAGCAAGTTTATTTCAGACCAAAGACCAGTCGCAATCCACTCGCTGGAGATGATGACGCATGAGGTTATCGGCAGACTCATCTCGACCATGACGCACACAAACTACGGGTCAATCACCCAGCCGCGCACAGCAGCCAAGCACGAGCTTCAGAAGATCCAGACAGGGGTTGAGCAGATCTCATCCGCTCCCCTCTGGATCGACTCCAGCTCCAACCAGAGCATCGACAGCATCGCGGCTGAAGCTGAACGCATCCGCGACCTACATGGCAGCTTGGATCTCGTTGTGGTCGATTACCTGCAACTCATTCGTGGATCACGATCCAGCCGAGAGTCACGGGAAGAGGAAGTCGCACGGGTATCTGGTGGACTCAAGCAGTTGGCCAAGCACCTGCAATGCCCGGTCATCTCAGCCTCGCAACTCAACGACAACAATCAGGTTCGAGAGTCACGCGCTATCGAGCAGGACGCTGATGCTCTCCTGTTCATTGCGGATGATGGGCTGAAGGTTGGCAAGCTACGCAACGGCAGGCGAGATGTAGTCCTGCCACTGCGCCTGAACGGGCAGTATCAGGAGTTCGTCTAACCCCATACAGCCAACATCTTCCACCAAACCGCGCCAGATACCCTCTAGATTGCCCCAGAATCGCTCACACAGCGTCTGGGGCTTTCTTGTGGGCGTTGATCCCATATTGGGGGTCAAAGCGATTGTAGGGCATTCTGGTGCGAAGTAGGAGTTGGGACTAGAATTTATTCTGATCACAAGTGGATTGGAGGGGAATAGGGAATGGGGAATCGTTCCCGCTTTCTCGCAGAGAATCGCAAACACGCACGCGAGGGTCGATCACCACCACCATATCTTGTGTTCGCTATGCCATTCAACACGGCAGCACGACCAGATTCCACACCCAATCCCGTGGAACACCGATAGATACTGGCGATTCCCGTGGAACAGGACTACGGATTACTAACCTTGTCACCGCTTGTAACAATAGGATGGGGCGGGGGGGTCAGTTTTTTCCGGGCGCAAAAAAAGGGGGAGCGATTAACCCCCCCTTCAAAAATTGCCCAAAGTGGAACTTACACCAACCTAGCCTCGTATTCCCTCATCCACTCGTTTTCCTTGTTGCGGATGAACTTCCCCTTGCCCGGCCAAGCGGTCTTGCCCTTGAGCATAAGGTGCAGGAGCTGCTGCGAGATTCGGAAGAACTGCGCGGCCTCGGTAGTTGTGCTGAAGGTGGTCTCTGACCCGTCTGGGTTTGTGACGATGACCTTGCGAGCCTTGGCGTTATTTGCGCCCTGTTTCGCCAGCGACATCTTGCGTTTAGTTTCGTCTGTAACCACCCGGTTGTGAAGGCGATTCAGCGTTTGTTTGCGGAACTCTGGATCTTGCCACTTTGCGATCATGTCTGGTCGAGCGTGTGGGCCGAATGCGTTCTGTGAAATGTTTGCGATAACCCACAGGTTGGATTTTGCAGCCTCGTCTAGCAGGGCTTGCTCTGCGTTGCGCAGGATTGTGCGTAGCTCGTTTGGGCAGTCTACCGGGGTGATGTACTGGTGAGGGATGAACGAGAAGTCCTGTGACCCGTCGAAGGCTTGCTGGAGATTTTGGTTCGGGTGGATTCCCCGCTCAAGGTCGCGTTTGTGCGATGACTTTCGCTGCTGAAAATTTGAGCTTGATCCGATGTATGCGGTGTTGCCGCATTTGACGATGTAGGTTCCACAATTGTTGGGCATGCGGTGATTGTGACAAATTATATCCTATTGTCAAAAGTAAAATTCATTGTCTCACGGATAACCCACCATCCCACCCTAACGCCGCACGAAGCCGACATTCCCGCACTCGCGCATTTCCGCTCACAAGCCCCCAATCCATACCCGGTGTTCCCGACTGGGAACTTGCCAAGTTGGCGTTCCCCCTGCAATTTGACACTACCACCCCGCGCCTCTGCAAGAGCGTTTGGTACTCGGCACGCGAACCCGTGGGTGGCACTTTACTTACGCTTGACCAATGCTTGACTTGCAATGTGGGGTGAATGGGTGGTCAATGGGTATCCGTAAGGATATACCAACCTTGCGGTCGGCATAATGACACCCACAAGTTCCCCCTTGACGCATGGCGATTCCCTCCGCATTTGAGAATGCATGCCCGACATGGTGTTGGGTTGATACTTATTTACATTATGCCTAGAGGCGATTCATACGATCTTCAAGGTCAAGGCGGTGGACAGGTGTACTCTGGTACGGATGTGGCTGTTGGCCCGTTCCGTTGGGTTCAGACTGTTGGTGACACTGTTTTCAGTGCGTTCACTGCGCCAAACCTTACTGGGGCTAGTAAGCTAGTTGGGCCTACAATTAATGCTGGTATTGGCATTGGTGGGACGATCAATGGCTTTACTTTGACTTCTGGTCTTGTTATTGGTTACCGGGCATAATGTCCCAGTTCAGGTCTACTGGTGGGTTAGATGACGCTATCGGAAGCGATAACGACCGTGGATTCTTTGGTGTGAACCAGAGATTGCAGCTGAACCAGTTGGAACCGGGGGAGGTGAGGGAAAGCCTTAATGGTCGCATGGAGGGCTTCTGGAGGCCGCGCAAGAGCGTAGTCTCTGTTAGCCCTGTGCTGACTACTGGAGGCACTCCGTTGAACCTTCCGTTCCACATCCTTCCTAGCCCATTCTACTTGGCTATTACTGCTGTTTCGTATTCCGCGAATGTGGTAACGATTACCGTGGCTGGACACGGGTTGGCTATTGGAGAAGCTGGCAACCTTACGGTTAGCGGTATCACCTTTACTGGTACGGATAACAATGGGGTCAAGGCTGTGACTGCGGCTACCATAAACACATTGACCTTCCCTGTTACTGGCGTGACTGCAGTGGCACTAGGGGCGACTCCAAGGATTACACAGATCGACATTAACGATGCCGCAGCCAGCGATGTGTTGGCATCCTGCATGTTCTCTGACCCTAACGAATCTAACAAGGAATACATCATTGTTGCGCTGGAGACTCTGGCGAAGAAGATTGACCTTTCTACGACACCCTACACGGCAACGACTATCCCGTACCCTGTAGGAGCCACCGTTGGGAGTAACTGCGACATGCTGCAGTGCTTCGACAAGGTGATGATCATGCGGGATGGGAAACAGGCTCTTGAGTGGTATCCTAATGGCAGGGCCATTCTTTCTGCGTCCTCCAACGCGACCGCTAGTCCAAATACCGTGGTGACAATGAGAGTTCGTGAACACGGACTTACGGCTGGGTCATCCGTGGTTATCGCTGGGCTTACTGGTGGCACTCCTCCTAATGGAACATTTACGGTGGCAACAATCGTCGACCAAGACTCATTTACCTTTGTGGCATCTGGGATTTCTACTAGCACCACATTTGTAACCACGGTAGCCACTATGACTGATGGGTTTACCCTATCCCCCGGTGGTGCTTACACCCAGCCACAGACATTTACCTCTAGCGGTAACAATGTTTCCGTAGCGAATGGTTTGGTTTCGTTAAACATCACAGGAAATACCACAGTTTTTGCTGGTGATATTATCGTTATTTATGAGACAACCATCCCAGAATTTACGGCGATTGTTGGCAAACAGTTCCAAGTAACATCAGCGAGCACAACTAACATCCAGTTTTTTGCGCCAGTCGCCAACATATCGGCTAGCGGAAGCACTGGGCAGGTTGAGTTTGGCGGCAGGTTCACAGAAGGCGGTGGATTCATGCACCAACCGGGTGCGCCTTGGGCTACTTACTTCCAGCGCAGGTTGTTCGTTCCGTTCTACTACGACCAGTCTGGCACTTTTAGCGCACCAGTCTACACTAGCAGAAAGATTTCTGACGAGATTGCGGTTTCCGACCTACTGGACACTACGACATTCGACCAGATCGAGAATCAGTTCCGTATTACTGGTGGTACTGCCGACTATGTGGTAGCGATGCACGGGTTTTATGATGACGCATTAGTGGTCTTGAACCGCAATAGCATCCACCTTGTGGCCCAGACCCAAGGAAGCCTGTCTGATACCGTGGTCAAGGAACTTACTGGTGAGGTTGGGTGTTTGGCTCGCAAGACGGTGGTCATGCAGGCTAACAATATGCTATTCTTGGCCGACGAGGGCATTTACGGGCTGACCTTCCTTAACGATTACAACCTTCGCGGCACGGAGGAACCACTTTCCAAGAACATCCAGCCGTATATCGACCGCATTAACAAGAACCTTGCGGGTGAATCGGTAGCGGTTTACTTCAACAACCGATATTACATCGCAGTCCCGCTGGATTCTGTGGCTGGAGGAAATGATGCCCGTGGAAACAACGCGGTTCTGATCTACAACTTCTTGAATAAAGGATGGGAGTCGCTGGATACCTATGGAGATTCTAGGTTTTTGATCAAGAACTTCATCACGGCAAGTGCTGGGGTTCGCAATAACCTGTATGCCGTTAGCTCCAATGGCGGCCTGCACCAAATTGACGCTGCCGATTCGTCCGTAGACCGCTTGAGCGTCACGAATGAGGACACTGGCGTGGTTACCCCAACGATTAACTCGTATGTGACTAGCCGTGGG